AACTGATTTGTAATCAGTGGGTTGCAGGTTCAACTCCTGTCACCAGCTCCAAAAATAAACGCACGAACGATAAAAACAAATCGTCTGTGCGTTTTTCTTTTTGCTTGAAATACCTTAAAATCTCCTGAATGAACGTGACAATCTAACAAACAATCTAACAAATCAATACTTCATCTTTCGCATTTCCTGCAACAGATAATCCGGGTCATTGTGGGAGACGTACTTGTTGGCCGTGGTGGAGAAATTTTTGTGGCCCAAGATGGCCTGCACGGCGGTCTTTTCCAGGCCGCACTCCACCATCTTGCTGCTGGCCGTGTGGCGCAGCGTATGCGGATGCACTCCCTCTATGTGGCACTCCTGCATCAAGGCCCGAAACTTTGTAGCCACGTTGCGCTTGTCCAGTTTTGTACCGGCTTTGGACGGTATCAGCCACTCACAGCCGCTGTCAAGCATCCAAAAGGCAATGATTTTGTAAATTGGGTCCAAAATAGGGATAATGCGGTTTTTGCCCGCCTCGGTCTTCTCGCCGCCCTGCATATACCGCTCTTTTAGATGCACATCGTCGCAGCGCATGGATAGCAGCTCATCGATACGCATACCGGTGTAGAGCAGCACCATTGCGATTTGTGCTGTCTGCCCAAGCTTCGGGTCGTCTTGTCGGCTGCTTATCTGCTCTATCTCTTGAGCGGTCAATGTGCGCTCTGCCTTGCCTGTAGCCGCTGGGAGCTGCAAGAGCATGGCATAGTTTTTGTTTATGATGTCCTGAGCCATTGCCCACTCGCAGATCTGGCTGAAAAGTGTGCGCTGCTTTTCGCAGGAGCTGCGGGAGAGGCCCTTTTCCACCATCTGGTCAATCACCTGTTGATAGTCTGCGGCTTTTAAGTCCCGGAGCTGTCGGTCATACAGCGGCGCAGCCTTTGCATAGGCCAGCTCATAACCCTTTTTCATGTCAGTGCTGAGCTTGTCAAACTTGGGCTGTGCTTTCCATTGGGCATAGGCATCCGCAAAAGTGCATTTCAGACGCGCTGCGGGGGTGTTCTGGGCGTTGTAAGCGTCCAGTGCTTGTACCGCTTCGCCCGGCGTCGCAAACGTCCCCAGAACGTCTCGCTTGGCTGTCAGGGCCACATACGGCTTTGACCTCGTCCCGCTCAACTTATATACACTGCCGCTGCCCTTTGGGCGGCGGCGCTTTTTTCTTTGCTGCGGGGCGGCTTCGGGCTGCTTCTTGCCGCAGTAGGGGCAAAAAGATGCATCATCCGGTATTTCCCGACGACAGCAGGCGCGAATGCACTTCAAAGCTCTTCACCTCGCTTTGCGGTATAGTCGGCCTCGCCGCTCTTCGCGGCTTCTTTTCCCGCCTGGTATGCCGACTGCAGCAGACTCACCGGGGGCTGGACTTCCCACGGGATCGGGTCTGTCCCTGTAGCCACGGCGAACCCGTAGTTGTCCAGTATTTGGCCACAGACGGATACCTTGTTCTGCAAGGGAGTATGCAGGTTTGCGCACACCTCAGCAAACACCGCCGGTGGATAGCTGCCATGTCGGCCCAAAAGGATAAACAGCATCATCTCTTTTACGATTCGCGGCGCTGTGCGAAAGTATTCTGTAAGCACCTCATCCAGCTCTTCGTCTGATTTGCACTGTATGGGTTCTTTGTAAAGCTCTGGGTGCAGCATTTCTTGCATGGCGGGGAGCGGAGAAGTCCCGCAAGCCTCAAACCAGTCCATTATCTTGTCGGCCGGTGGGCTGGATGCCCCGCACTCCCAGCTCTGGACTGTGGCCTTTCCCTTGTTGATACGTCGGGCCATGTCGACTTGGCTCAAGCCTGCCGCGACTCTGGCCCGCGCCAGCGCGATACCGAGCTTTTCCGCAGTAAAGTAGCTCATCAATTATAACCTCACAAATTTCCATGCCATAAAAACAAAAAGTGACATGGGGAAAACCCATGCCACTCGACAGAGCAGAAGTCCTTCAAGTTTTCCCATAAAATGGTAAAATCTAAAACAAGTTGGACAAATTGAACAAAAACAGAGGTGAAACAAAATGGATTTCGAGCAAAGAAACGGTAAAGAAAACGAAATGACCATCATTGACGGGATGCCCGCCACCATTTTGACCGGCACGACCCGAACACCTGAACCTTGGGAGGACTAAAGATGGACAAGATGCAGCTGTTTTGCACCCACATTCGCGCCGCGCTGGCCTGCTATGAGGATATGCCGCCGGAGGGTAAGGACCGGGCCTGCCTTTATGCAACCCGCAAGGCAAAGTCTGTTCAGGCTCTCCACGCCGCAGCATCCGCCCCCGGCGGGGAGCTTGCCGGGCAGCTGTTGCAAAAATTGCAACAACCTTGCAACCACGGATAATAACGCGCATATTTTGCGCGGATTCAGCGCGAAACGCGCGTATTTAGTAAAAAGTCAGCGTAAATTTCAGCGATTCAGCGCAAATGCTAAATTTTTCGCGCATTTTTGCGCGATTAAATGCGCTTGACGCGATACAATCAACAGTTGTATAATTCGGTTGTGAACGAGCTACAAGCCCAAGCGCTTGCGCTGCTCCTCTTGCGATTTTCTGAAATTTTCGTTATGGAGCTTAATTTCAGCTTCGATTTGAGAGACAACGCTTTCCCATTGGCTTGTGTCTCCACCTGCTATTCTTCGGTTGATCTCCCATTCGTCCAAGTGACAGCACCCCCGGCCAAGCGGAAAAACAGAGCACTTATAATGGTTTACATAAGCGTTATCTTCCAGCTCTTGTTTTCCTAGCTCTGTAAGCTCATATTTTTGTCGGTCGTTCATTTGGATAAAACCACGAGCCTCAAGGGTTTTTAAATGGAATCCAACATTTTTGATTCCATATTGATACCACCACAGGCCGGGATAGCCATGTTTTGGATTTGGGTACAATTTGCCGCTTGAACAGTAATTCAAAAGCCTTATTTCTGCCACATAAAGACCACGCTTTGAAGGATAAGAAATCTTTTTCCGTTCCTGAAAGGTAATGACCTTGCACGACCCATTTACGGCGTCCAAAGACATTGAGGGAGCATAGTCTTTATAATAGGACGGCTCTTGATAATACTTTCGTTCTTCTGCCGGAATGGGTGGCTCTTCGTCATTCATAAACGAAAATGCTGTAAACAAATCCATTGGTTACACCTCTTGCAAAGCGGTGAGCTTCATTTCAAGATACGTTTTAGAGCGGAGTGGCATTCGGTCTAAAAACGGCTCAAAAGATGCATACCATCTTTGCGTAGAGTTTGAGCGGCCACGCTCAGTCTTGAGAGCGGAAAGCTTCTGAACCTGTTTTGCATAGGCATTATCTATCAGTACATTTACGGTTTCAGCAGTGGTTTCCTGGTCGAGCGCCTGAGCTTTCAAGGCCGGAAGGTCACAGGCGAATTTTATTCCCTTCTGTTGCAGCTCTATCATGTTGTCGAGACGTTCCAAAACAAGGTCATACCGAGAGAAAAAAGTATCTGGGTCTGCCGTTTTCTGCATGATATTCAGGGAATCTTGAAATTCATCCATGAAAATCTTGGCGTTCATCCGGTCAATTTCCGCTATTGTTTCTTCTGGGGCGGTCCTATCAACGCTTTCCATCGCAGCGGAACTAAAAGTATCTGAAGCAGCCGCGGTATCTCCCGAATGATAAGAGCGGTATTTGGTTTTGTTATAATCGACAACGCAAAGTGCTGCGACCAAAAAAGGGAAAAAGAAGAAAGCGATGAGCAAAAAAGAAATTTCCGAAATATCGAAAGAAGGTTTCCAGATGCTCAGTATAGGACACAAGCAAATTAAACCAACGGCAAAGCAACCAGCCCATTGCAAAAGCGTAGGCCTTGCGTCTTTCCATTTTACGGATGCTTGCTTGTACGGCTCTCTTTTCTGAATTGTAGAGCTAGAAGGAGCGGGAGAAAATATAGCTTCTGCTATTGCACGTTGTGTGCGTTTGCTTGGTGTGATTGCCTTCCCGACTTTTTTAAGCCACCGTTTGTTTGCGCGGTCTCGCTGAGTATAAATAGATACCTTCCTGCGGCCGCCTCGTGCCATACCGCAACACCTCACACATAACAATTATATAAGGAGGACAAAGCAAAATGCAGGACACATCTTTCAGCCCGGACGAAATCAGAAAAATCATCGAAAAGCTTAAGAGTGACCCTGCATTTCGTCAGAAAGTCCTCGATATTCTAAACAGCTGATTCAGAGCAGCTCCCGGATCGCGTTCTTTTTCGCTTCCGAAGCGTTCAGAATCTTTTGTACAAGCTCAGCATCTTCAGGAGACAGGCCGCTCAGGCTTACCGTCTCCGGGGTGCTGGGCTTTTCTTTTTGCTCTGGTTCTTCGCCAGTGAGTTCTTCAACTGTGACACCAAGAGCTTGTGCAATACTTGTCAATTTTTCATACGGTGGTGAACTAGGACGCTTTGCCCACTTTCCAATATATCCATTTGAAAAGTCTAGTTGCGCTTCCAACTTAGTGATTGAAGTCTTTTGTTCCTTGCACAAATCGCGTACGCGCTCTACGAATTTGGCATTATCCACAAAAAATCACCACCTATTTTTGCATAAAGATAGACGATAATCTATTGACTTGTAGACCATAGTCTAGTATAATACTAAGCACAGGGCAAGCAAAACCAAAGCCCCTGACAATATTATATCGGGCTTGCGCTAGATTTTATTCGCTGTGTACCTCGCAACTACATAGTAGCATATTTTCTAGTGATTTTCAAGCCCGGAAAGGAGAATTGCTAGTGAATGTTTCAAAAATCGACCAGTTTTGCAAGCTGCACGGGCTGAGCCGCACCGATCTGGAGGCGGCGGCAGGCCTGAGCAACGGCGCAATCGGCAAGTGGGAGCGCAGCATTTACGGCCCCAGCATTTCGCAGCTGCTCAAGGTTGCGAAGTATTTCCGGGTGCCGGTCACGGCGCTGCTGGCAGATGATGAAGGAGGTAAGACTGCATGAACAACCTTATACCCATCAACTACGACAACCCGGAGCGCCCCACCGTGAGCGGCCGGGAACTGCATGAATTCTTGGAAGTCAACACGCCTTATCGCATTTGGTTTCCTCGCATGGTCGAATATGGATTTACCGAGGGTGAAGATTTCAACCCGTACAAAAATGTACGAGTTCAGTCGGAAGGCAACCGAGAGGTGGAACGCACGATTGAAGACCACCAGCTCACCATCCCGATGGCCAAAGAGTTGTGCATGATACAGCGCAACGAGCGCGGCAAGCAGGCGCGGCAGTATTTCTTGGCAGTGGAAGCCCAGTGGAACAGCCCGGAAGCGGTCATGCGCCGCGCGGTGCTCATTGCAGACCGCAAAGTGAAAGAGCTGCAAAGCGTGAACCGCAGCCTGCTGGCCGAGAACAACGACCTGAAGCCGGATGCAGAGTATGCCCGGGCGGTGTGCATCGGAGACAACTGCCGCACGGCAACCAGCATCGCCAAAGATTACGGTATGAGCAGCGAAAAGCTCAACAGCATCCTCCACGGGCTTAAAATCCAGTGGAAGAACAGCGACGGCCAGTGGGTGTTATACGCAAAGTATAGCAGCAAAGGTTATACCAAGAACCGCAAGGGCAAGCCTTTCCAGCACAACAGCGGCAAGATTCAGACACCCAACACTACCGTCTGGACGGAAGCAGGCCAGCGCTTTATCTATGAGCAACTCAAGGCCGTAGGAATGCTGCCCAGCGTGGAGCGCAGGCAGAGCGTGGAGCAGATGGAGCTTGCCGACCGCCAGCACAACCAGGACGGCGTGGCGTAAGGATACAAACTTATTTTGGAGGTTACTATTATGAAAAAACTGCATGTGAAAGCTACGTTTATTGAGCCGGTGCTGGGCACATGGCCCGCAAACCCCAATGTGGCCCGCGAGTTCATCGCCAGCAAGTCGCCGGATGCTGCAACCATCGAGGATGAAGTGGCGGCTCTTGGCCCTGATGCGGTAGCTGACAAGGGCATGACCGTTTTCCCGCGTGACCCGGACGGCAATCCGATCTTTTACGATTACCAGATCAAAGGCATGTTTAAGGATGCTTGCGGTATGCTTTCCCGCATCGGCGGCAAGACCGAGACGGGCAAGAAGAAGGCCGTGAACGAAAGCGGCAAGCTGACTGCTTACAAGAAGGTCATTGACGGCCTGATCTTCATTCAGCCCCGCATGATTCCGATTCTGACAAACGGTGAGATTGCCGAGTGCCAGCGTCCTCTCCGAGCCCAGACCGCACAGGGCGAGCGCGTGAGCCTGGCCAACAGTGAGGAAGTCCCGGCGGGCAGCACCTGCGAGTTTGACGTAATCCTCCTTGACGACAGCCACGAAAAGGTTGTGCGTGAGTGGCTGGATTATGGCATTCTGCGCGGCATCGGCCAGTGGCGCAACAGCGGAAAGGGACGCTTTACCTACACCGCTTATGAGGTGAAGGCCTGAGAGCAAGGGCATGGCATTGACGGCCCTGATTCGCGGAGGAGTCGCAGAGCGACGAGCCGCTTGGCAAAGGCTATGAGGTGAACAGCATCGCAGTGGCAATGCAAGGCGCGGCAAAGGCTATGAGGTGAACTGCTGTGCAGTGGCAATGCACAGAGCATCGCAGCGGCACTGAGAAGCACAGACAGGCAAGGCAGAGTAGAGCGAAGCAAAGGCAAGGCGTTGATTAGTCTGGCAATGGAATGGCGAAGCGAAGAAATGCGAAGGAATGGCAGAGAAAAGCGCTGATGTGATTTGCGAAGGAAAAGCGGTACACCGTAACGATTCGCTGCGGCAAGGTTTTGCTTCGGATGCATTGGCATGGAAGAGAGAAGAAATGCCGAGAGTTGCGCAGCGATGGCATGGCAAAGAGCGGTCAGGCGTTGCGATGGCACAGCAAAGAGAAGACATTTTATTAAAAGGAGAAACGAGCATGAAAAAAGTTATTGTAGGCGTAGTGTCCGTATTGGCAAGCGCTTTGCTGATGGCAGGATGCAATAAGCAGGTTGTTGACCTGACCTATGAATACAGCTGGGCACAGCTGAAAATGCCCGACGGAACGATTGTCGAGGGCGATATCGAAAGCTGGTGCGACTATGAAGGCGACCAGCTTCAGGTTGTGATTGACGGTGTGACCTATCTGGTTCATTCGTCCAACATTGTTATGCGTCATTGATGCAAGGAGGATCTTTATGAAAACCACGATGCGCGATAAGGTTTGCCAGCTGATTGGCAAGTATCAGTATCTCGAAGACTATTACAAAACGAAAGCGGCCATCTACACAAGCTTTATCATCCGGCCTGCAGAGCCTGCGCAGGCGGATATGTGCGGCCAGTTCTTGGCCGATTTGAACAAGCTGCTGGAAGAGGACGAAGCCGCAGCAGCCCAGGAAGACCCCCGCAAGACCGCCCCGGCGGGCAAGTGGTGCGCGAACTCAGCGGCACAGGCAGCTGAGAGCGCCGCAAAGGAGGCGAGGAACGATGGGTGAAGCACTGGCGATTATCATCGCGTTTGCCGTTCTTCTGGGCATCTCGTGGGGCGTTACCTGTGCCGCCGTGTGGGCCATCTGCGCATTGATGCACTGGACGTTCACTTGGGCCTCCGGAACGGCGGCGTGGATCGCGCTCTGGCTCATTGGCAGCTTTGGCAGCTCTAAGAAGTGAGGCGTTGACCATGCCTGCACAGAAGAAGCACTACAACAAGCGCTGGCTTGAACAGCGCTGGGATGCAAGGCAGCCGGAGCGGTTGGAGCATATCCAGATGAAACGGCAACTGAGAGGAAAAAAGGAGGGGCGCGGCAGTGAAGAAGAGCATGGGAATTGCAGAGTGCTGCCAGATCATGCGTGATAACGACATTTCTGTGAGCGAGCCGATCTTTACCGGTATGATTCAGGCCGGCAGCTTCCCGGCATGGGCGGTGCCGTCCATTGACACCAAGAGCGCTGCTCCGCTGATCTCACGCGCCGGATTTATGGCGTGGGTGAAGGACTTTTACAAGCTCGAAAAGGTTTATACAAAGGAGGAACCAAGAGAATGAGACTCAAATCATTCGTCGCCACCGGAACGGTAGGCCTGCTGGCAATTATCGGCGCGGTGCAGGTGTGGCGCTGGGCCTGCTCCTTGATGGCCGCTGCGCTGGCTTGCTGGGGCGGCTGGGACATCGCCGAGGCTGCGCATGCCGCGCCTTGGATTATTGTTGCATCCACCGCCGGGATGGCAATGTCGCTTTATGGGATGCATGAGGACAATAAACGGTATAAGCGCACCGGCTACGGCAAAATCGTCCGCAACCATGCCCGGAACTCGGAGTATCCACAGAATGAGGAGAGGGGCGCATGAAGCTGGAAGAGTTGATTCGGCAGCAGGCCGAAGAGTACCTGAAAACAGCCACACGGCTTGCAACGGAGTCCGCGCTCACGGGAGACATCTGGCTGTGGGTCATCTGCCGGGAAAAATCAGAGGTCTATAGCGCGGCAGCAGATGGGCTGCTCACAGCCCTCCACGATGCGGAGGATGTCGCACATGGCTGATTGCATCCACTATATCACATGGTACACCGTGTACAGCGCCAAGACCGGCGAGGTAATGGCGGCGGGAACATCCGCCATGTGCGCTGCGAAGCTTGGATACAAGACTGCCAACAGCTTTGCGTCTTCCGTTGGACACCGACGCTATGAAAAAAGGCGTCCGTACAAGTACATTTTTGAGCAGGAGCGCATTGATCGTGCGGAGGTTGACTGTCTCCCTCCGCTTCGCCGTTACTGCAAAAAGGCGAAAAGGGAACAGGAAACAGGAATATGAACGGTAGATATATGCGAGCCGCAGAGATTCGTTGGCATAATCGTCAGCCGGAGCGGCTGCGGCACATCCACCAGAAGAAGGAGAAGAAAAAGGTGAGCACGGTACAGATCTTTGACGCGGATTTGCGTTTTGTCAACGAAATCCCCATGCCGAACACGCTGGCGGGCATCCAGTACGCCGACCAGCTGGCAGCAGAAAAGCCGGGCCGTCTGTACGTCGTTATGGACGAGCACCGGCAGAAGGTTTACCAGAGGTGACATACATGACCCTAGAGCAAAAGGAACGCCGCAAAGCGGTTCTGCGGTATGCAGTCAGCGTTCCCGAATGGAATCTTGCACTCAAGCATCGGGCAGCAGCAGAGCTTACGAAATGCGCAAGCCTCTTGATGAGTGTAAGCCAGATGATGCTTGCGACCGACGCGGAAGACCGTTTTTATCCGGGAAGATTAGATTATGGGATGTCTCCGACGGGATATGCAAAAGCCATTTCGGATGCAGAGTACAGCCTCGGCACAGCCGCTTCGGCGCTGGAAGCCGTAGTTGCTTTGGCAGATGAGTCAAACGCCTTTCCGCTTATCAGCTCCACCCAGACCGGCGGGTTAGATGACGCGATGGGCAACATTGAGGCGTCCTACAATTCTGGTCTTGGGTGGCTGGCAGATCTGTGCCGGGTACACGGGATGGATGAGGTGACATACAATCATGGATAAAATGACCATTTACGAGCAGTGCCGGGAAGTCCCCAAAGACGCCCAGAAGCCTATCGCAGCGGGCCGCCTGAAGGGCAAGACCGACATTAACCCCATGTGGCGCATCAAGAAGCTGACCGAGCTTTTTGGCCCGGCCGGTACGGGCTGGAAGTTCGACCCGCCGGTGTTCGAGGAAAAGACCGGAGCAAAGGGCGAAATTGTCGTGCAGTGCTTTACGAATCTGTACGTCAGGCAGGATGATGGGGAAGCGTGGAGCGCCCCCATTCCCGGAGTGGGCGGCTCTATGCTGATCACGATGGAATCCGGCGGGCTCCGAACGGATGATGACGCTTACAAAAAAGCGTATACGGATGCCCAGAGCGTGGCCTGCAAGGCGCTTGGAATCGGCGCGAACGTGTACTGGAAGGACGACTCCACCAAGTACACCCCGCTTCCGGACATTCCCGCCCCGGTGTGCGCCTGCTGCGGAAAGAAAATCATCGGCATCAAAACCAAGGACGGGGAAAAGATGACTGCTGAGCAGGCGGCGGAACGAAGCAAGGCAAAATATGGGCGTATACTCTGTGTAGAATGTGCAAAGAAACAGCCGAAAGAAGATGGAGGAATGTCTCATGCTTAACATCGTAGCATTGATGGGCCGTCTGGTCTATGACCCAGAGCTCAAGACCACCCAGAACGGCACCAACGTGTGCAGCTTCCGCATCACGGTTGACCGCAGCTTTGCCCGGCAGGGCGAAGAGCGCAAGGCCGATTTTATCGACGTCACCGCGTGGCGGCAGACCGCCGAGTTCGTCTCCAAGTATTTCCAGAAGGGTAGCATGATCGCCATCGAAGGCAGTCTCCAGACCCGCCAGTATCAGGACAAGAACGGCAACAACCGCACAGCTACCGAAGTTCTTGCGTCGCAGGTGAGCTTTTGCGGCGGAAAGGCCGCAGAGAAGCCCGCTGTGCGCGATTTCGACCAGCAGACGGAAAATCATGTGCGCGAAGCAAACGCCGCTCACAGCGCACCGCAGAAGCCTCAGAGCGTGCCGGAGTATTCGCAGGGCGGCGCAGACGACTTTTCGGTCATTGATGACAGCGAAGACCTCCCGTTCTAAAACGAAAGCTGCGCTATCTGGCTATACGGGCGCGCAAAGGAGGTGATTGAGTGGCACAGGACGATAAAAAGTCATTTGTGGCGTATCTGAACTGGTTCGACGCGCTGGAAGAATACTCCGACGCAGAGGTTGGGCAGTTGATGCGAGCTCTTGCACGGTATGCCAAAACCGGAGAAGAACCCGAATTTTCAGACCGTGGGATGCGTGGCAACTGGAAATTTATGTGCAGCGACGTAAAACGGGCGTCTGAAAAATGGGATGAAACCCGCAAGAAACGCAGCAACGCCGGAAAACGCGGCATGGCAAAGCGCTGGGGAAAGCCTGACGACATAACAAAAATAACAAACGATAACAATGTTAATGACGACATAACAAAAATAACTGTAGATGTAGATGTAAATGGAGATGTAGATGTAAATGGAGATGGGGATGTAGATGTTGTAAAGCGCGATAACACCGCCGCCGTTGATATGGAGTTATCAAAAATCGTCCAGCATTACCAGCGGGCTATCGGTGACTTCCCGCGTTCGGCGCTGGAAAAGCTGCAAAAATGGCGGCAGGAGTACAGCACGGAGATAATTTTGCTGGCGATCGACAAGGCCGCAGAGGCCGGGAAGCGCTCGTGGAACTACATCAACGGCATCTTGTCTGGCTGGCAGCGGGACGGGATACGCACCCCGGGGGACGTGGCAGCGAATGAGCAGCGCCGACAAGAACAGCCTCGCGGGAAACAAGCCACAGAAAGCACCGCAGAAGCATACGCAAATATTTTCAAGGGGGTGAAACCGTGACAGTGGAGATGATGACAAAGCTCCTTGCGGACGCTGAGGCCTATTTTGGACGGCCTCAGACCGCAGAGAACCGCGCAAGCATCGCGGAGATCTGGGCGAACTCATCGCTCAAGGATGTGCCGGATGATATGGCCTATAAGACATTCCACGAGGCGATTTCGGAGTGCAGCTGGCAGAGCCAGCTTCTCCCGGCGTGGAAAAAGGCCATCGAAAAGGCCCAGGGCGAGCAGATTCTGGTAAAACGCTGCCTTGCTGCCCGCACCCGGATGCTCAAGTCCAGAGCAGAAAGAAAGCTTCTTGGGCAGAAAAAACAGAACGGAGGACGAAATGCCTAGATACAAAGTCATCGTAGAGTGCAGCGGCCCGCACGGGAACGCGGCGCTTACATACCGCATCAATACCGCGAGCCAGTTTGCGGCAGAGTTCCGGGCCTGCCAGCTGGCGGGCGACCATTACCCCGAGTATCGGGACATCAAGCCAGTGAGAACAGAGGTGTTGAAATGACAATGACGCCGTGTAAAGACTGCCCCACTCGGCACCCGGTATGCCACGACAGCTGCCCCAAGTACGCCGAGTTAAAGCTCCAGCGCGGCGCAGAAGCCGCTTACACCCGAGAGATGCTGGACACAGGCAAGGTCTACCACTACGACCACGAGGACCGTCACCGGGAGCGGGGCCGCAAGAAGTACATGGGAGCGAACGGAGGAGCGGACAGATGAAAGTACTTATCGCCTGTGAGGAATCGCAGGAAGTATGCAAGGCATTTCGGGCAAAAGGCCACGAAGCCTACTCCTGCGATATTCAGGAGCCGTCCGGTGGGCATCCTGAATGGCATATTCTTGGAGATGCGCTCAAGGCTCTGGAGGGGGAACAAGTCGTAACGATGGACGGCGTAACGCATGACGTTGGCAAGTGGGATTTGCTCATTGCGCACCCGCCTTGCACCTACCTGAGCAACGCCGGAGCTTCTAGGCTTTACAAGATCATTGATGGAAAAAGTTACGTCGCTCTTGAACGTCTGAGCAAAGGCATGGAAGCAAAAGACTTTTTCCTCCGATTCTTGCAAAGCGGAATTTCGAAGATTGCTGTTGAAAACCCCGTGCCATCTGGCGTTTACCGCCTTCCGAGGTACACACAAATCATCCAGCCGTGGCAGTTCGGGCATCCCTTCCACAAAAAGACTTGCTTATGGTTAAAAGGTCTCCCTCCGCTAGAGCCTACAGAAATTGTCATGCCAACAATGTATTGGGTGCAAGGGCAAGGTCCGCGAGGGAAAGGCCACCCGGGAGGCCACAGATCGCAAAAAGAGCGAAGCAAGACCTTTCCCGGAATTGCAAAAGCAATGGCTGACCAATGGGGGTGAGCAGATGAAACTGACCCTCTACGGCGAACCGCGCACCAAGAAAAACTCTGCCCGCATCCTCAAAAGCCGCTCAGGCGGGCGCTTTGTGGCCCCTAGCAAGGCCTACGTGGATTATGAGACAGACTGCCTGCGGCAAATCAAAAAGCCGCACAGCCCGATCTCTGACCGTGTGAACGTGAGGTGCGTGTACTACATGAAGACCGCCCGCCGGGTTGATCTGGCGAACCTCATCGAGGCGACCACGGACATTCTGGTAAAAGCCCGCGTGCTGGAGGACGACAACAGCAAGATCGTTGCCGCCCACGATGGCAGCCGGGTGGAGCTTGACCGGAAACAGCCACGGGTGGAAATTGAGATTGAAGAAATGGAGGACAAAAATGGATAACCCCAGATTGATTGATGCGAACGTGCTTCGGAAGCGCATCGAAGAAAGAATTCAAGAGTTTGACAAAGAGGCATCGGCAGCCAGCGCTTTTATTGGCTACGCCTTTGACGACGTGCTTGATTACATCGACACTACGCCAACTATTGCACTTGAAACCGAGGCTCATTATTGGTGCAATCCTGAAACAGACCCGCCGAAGGTCGAAGAGGAAGTGCTGATTATGTATCAGACCGCATCTGGAGGATGCGGAATCACAACGGCCCACTACGAAGATGGAACGCTCTTATCCCAAGATAGCATTTTTTGCTGGGATGAACTTGCAGCATGGGGCGAGCTGGATGAAGAACATGATGATTACATCATCCCCAAAGGGTGGTGGGAATATCGCCACTTCAATCAGGACGAAGTCTACAACAACCGGGTAGATTATCCTGTGAGGGGCTGGATGCCTTTGCCACCGAAGGAGGAAATGCAACATGACCCACACACGGATACCTGACTCCGACACGCCAAAGCCTGACGGCGGCGTGGACTACCGCACCGTCAAGGCGTGGTTTCAGCAGTGCCGCGACCTTGCGGCAGCTATCGAAGTCCAGAAGCAAAAAATACAGCGTATCAGGGACGTGGCCGAAAAATGCACCCAGAGCCTGAGCGGGATGCCTGCGGGTGGTGGCAATGGGGACAAGGTGGGATTCGCTGTAGAGCAGCTGGACACCGAGCGCCGACAGCTTCAGAGGATGGAGACGGACCTGTGCAATCTGCGTGTCGAGGCCACCCGGCGGGCATACTGCCTGATAGCCGAGCCGGAATGCGCCGAAGCGATTTGCGAGCACTATATCATGGGCAAGTCTCACAAGGAAATCGCAAAAGAAGTCGGCGTATGCGGGGCAGAGGTGGTCTACCGGCGAATCAAACGCGGATGCATGGCTCTGGCCGAGATATGGGACGAGTTTTCTGACGTGCAAAGTGTACAATATGCACAAGAAAACACAGCGTGATTTTGGCAGGGGTCGGCCCTTTTCAAGTCTGCAAGCTTAGATGTAAAATTTTAATAAGCGGTTCAGCGCTAAGCGGTGGCCGCTTGCCACGCAGCCTCCAGAACGGTCCCTTCCTTGTGACAGGTTTTCATGCTTTCCTGTTCTCTTTCACCGTTTTGCGGGCTGCTCCTATGCGAGATTTTGGCACGGCTCCATTCAGGGCGGCGGCTCTGAGTGTCTGGGGAAGGGCGCGCACCTCCCTCTCCGCGTGGTTCGAATCCACGGTTTCGCACCATATGGCGCATGGACTCATCCCCCACAAAGCTGCACGCTTAACCTCCCGTGCCACGAGAGAAGGCCTTGGATCCCCGAGGGTGTGGGTAGGCTTCCCGACGGGATGTGCGCCAAACAACAGCCCCGGCAGAGAACCGGGGCTGTTTTATATGGCCGCCTGAGCGCAGTTTGGAGCGCGTGTCAGCTGAGATATTGCTGGCTGGTTCGAGTCCAAGGGCGGCGTTTTATACTCCGGTAGCTCAAGTGGTAGAGCGGCGGTCTCCAAAACCGCATGTTGCAGGTTCGAGCCCTGCAAGCGGCACATTCGATATTTTGACCGTTCGGATTTTCCGGGCGGTTTTTCTTTTGAGTGAGTTTAAAGAGGTGGTGGCTGTGGGGGCAAAACTGACAGACCGACAGAAAAAGAAAATCATTGCGGACTATGTGCAACTCCACAATTACCGCAAAACTGCCAAGCTGAACAACGTCGCCGAAAGCACTGTGCGCAAGGTTGTGAGCGAAAATCCGGTATGTGCAGATTTGTGCGCCAAGAAAAAAGAGCAGAACACGCAGGACATGCTTTCCTACTTGGGCAGCAAGCGCGAGGAAGCGCAGGATCTCCTCGGGCTGTACCTGAAAGCAATGGCAGACCCGGACAAAATCGCAGAAGCGACGCTGCCGCAGCTGTCCACGGCGTTTGGCACCATTGTGGACAAGTTTGCTATGCTGGGAGACCAGAGCGGCATAGAAACCCCGGATGATGGCCTGCTTGAGGCTCTGAGCGCCGCCGCAGACCTCAGCCCGCCGGACGACGTGGAGATGCTGCCAGAGGAAGAGGACGACCATGCGGAAAAGTAACGGTTTTCGCTGGAAAGCCCTCAGCCGGCGGCAAAAGCAGGTCTTGAGCTGGTGGACACCGCAGAGCGCATACAGCGGCTACAACGGCATCATTGCCGACGGCGCTATCCGCTCGGGCAAAACCTTTGCCATGAGCTTCTCTTTCGTCCAGTGGGCTATGACCTGTTACAACGGCCAGCAGTTTGCCATGTGCGGAAAGACCATCGCCAGCTTCCGGCGCAACGTGCTGGGGACGCTCAAGCAGCAGCTTGCAGCCCGTGGCTACAACGTCAAGGAGCATCGGTCCGAAAATTGCATGACCGTCAGCAAGGGCGGCAGGATCAACGAGTTTTACTTCTTCGGCGGCAAGGACGAGAGCAGCCAAGACCTGATTCAGGGCATCACCCTTGCTGGGGCATTCTTCGACGAGGTGGCCCTGATGCCGCAGAGCTTCGTCAATCAGGCCACAGCCCGTTGCTCTGTCGCCGGGTCAAAATTCTGGTTCAACTGCAATCCGGGCAGCCCGCAGCATTGGTTTTATCTCGAGTGGGTGCGGAAATGCCGTTCCCGCAAGATGATGTATCTCCATTTTACGATGGACGACAACCTGTCACTTTCCGAGGACATCAAGGCCAGATACCACAGCCAGTACAGCGGTGTTTTCTACCAGCGCTACATTCTGGGCCTGTGGACGGTGGCCGAGGGCCTTGTATATGATATGTTCGACCGCAAGAAGCACGTTGCTGATGAGCTTTCGGCACTGTCTCCAAAGAGCGCCTATGTGGCGTGCGACTTTGGCACCCAGAACGCAACGACCTTTCTGCTGTTCCAGAAGCAGGCAGATGCAGACTGCTGGATCGTCACCCGGGAGTACTACTACAGCGGCCGCGAACAGAAGCGGCAAAAGACCGTGGGCGAGTACGTTACAGACCTCAAGGCGTGGCTGAATGGCCTCAAGCCAGAGAGAATCATTGTGGACCCCTCTGCCCTGCCCCTGATTACAGAGCTGCGCAAGAACGGATTCACGCAGACCCCCGCAAACAACGACGTTCTGAGCGGCATTCTGGACGTGCAGACCATGTTGCAGACCGGGCGGCTGAAGATCTACAAAGACTGCAAGCACACGCTGGAAGAGTTCGGCGTGTACGCTTGGGATCCAGATAAAGATGACACCGTGCTGAAGGTCAACGACCACTGCATGGACGCTATCCGCTATTTCGTGCGCACAAAGCGCCTTGTGAAACTGAGGGATTGATTTTGAGCACTGTATACACATTCCAGACCTTTCAGCAGGCGCAAGCCGCCGGGGAACAGCCTGATTTCATCCGGCGGTTCGTGCAGCAGCACTGCACTTCCGGGCCGTACAAGATGGCGCTGGACGCCGACCTGTACGATGCCCAGAAAAACCCGGGGGCTGAACGCTTCGCACGGGCTTACGCTTTGATGCTGAAACGTCTGTCCAAAAACACCAAGCAGGACACCCCGCACCCCGATATGGTCAAGAGCAATCTTTTCCGGCGGCTCAACAAGCAGCGAGCGACCTACTCCCTCGGCAACGGCGTGGTCTTTGCGGACGATGGCGTGGACAAGGACAGGCTGGGGCAGAACTTTGATGAGCAGATCCAGAAAGCCGGATATTTCGCCCTGATCCACGGCGAGAGCTTCGGATTCTGGAACAACGACCATCTGGTGGTTTTCAAGCTGACCGAGTTTGCACCCCTGTATGATGAAAAGACCGGCCTTTTGCAGGCAGGCGTGCGCTTCTGGCGGCTGAACCCGGACACGGATATGCACTACATCCTGTACGAGCTGGACGGCTTTACTGAGTACACGGAAAGCAAAATCGACAGCACGATGAAGGAGACTGTGAAGAAGCAGGCATACAAGAGCGTGACCGTCACCACACCCGGCGGCGGGCTGGAAAGCGTAGAAGGAGAAAACTACAGCGCCCTGCCCATTGTGCCGCTGTGGGGCTCCGACCTGCACCAGAGCACGCTTGTGGGCTTAAAAGCCTACATCGACAACACCGATCTGGTGATGTCCGGCTTCTGCAATGACCTGCAGGACTTTTCGCAGATCTACTGGCTGTGCGAGAACTTCAACGGCATGACCGATGACGAGCTGCAGGAGTTCCTCGTCAAGCTGAATCTGTACCACATTGCAGGCGCAGACACCAGCGAGGGCGGCAAAATCACCCCCTACACCACCGAGATCCCTGTGACGGCCCGGCAGGCTCTTTTGGAGCTGCTCCACACCCGGGTGTATGAGGACTTCGGCGGTCTGGATGTGCACTGTGTGAGTGCGGACAGCACCAACGACCATCTGGACGCGGCCTACGAACCGCTGAACCAGAACGCGGACGACTTCGAGACGCAGGTCAAGCCGTTTATCCGGCAGATCTGCGCACTGGCTGGCTTTGACAACGCTATGCCGACATTCAACCGTAGCAAGATCACAAACACAGCTGAGCAGGTCAGCATGGTCATTTCCGAGGCCGCCATCATCGGGCAGGACATGGCCATTGACCTGCTGCCAAACCTGACCCCGGAACAAAAGGAGCAGGCCAAGGCCGCGCTGATGGCTGAGAGCGCAACACGGGAGACCGTGGACGAGGAGGAGAACGAAGACGATGGCAGCAGGTGAGACTTACGAAGAGTTCGTGGAGAAGTTCAAGCCGAAAAAGACCACGGACGACTGCTATACACCGCCCGGCGTGTACGATGTCGTCAAGGACTGGGCCTGCAAGGAGTACGGCATCGACCCGGCCAAAATTGTGCGCCCGTTTTACCCCGGCGGCGATTATGAGAATTTCGACTACCCGGAGGGTGCTGTTGTTCTGGACAACCCACCGTTTTCAATCCTGTCCCGAATCTGCGGATTCTATCTCGACCGTTGCATTCCGTTCTTCTTGTTCGCTCCATCTTTGACAGCGTTTTCTGGAAGGGTAAATACTATGCGGATGAACCATATCGTTTGCGACTGTAATATCGAGTACGAAAACGGTGCAATCGTCAAAACAAGTTTTGTGACCAGCTACGGAGGGGACATCATAGCGCAGACCGAACCTCGCCTGACGAAGCTGGTAAACGATGAGGTGGAGCGCCTGAGACGCACCAAAACGGTACAGCTGCCAAAGTATACATACCCAGACCACATTGCGACGGCCGCATTGCTTCAACGATACAGCCGTTACGGTGTGGATTTCAAAATCCACAAAAAGGACTGCGCTTCGATTCATGCGCTGGATGCACAGCGCTCCGCAGGTAAAACTATTTTTGGCAGCGGATTGCTGTTATCTGATTGCGCTGCGGCTGAGAGGGCTGCGGCTGAGAGGGCTGCGGCCACAAAATGGGAGCTGTCCGCCCGGGAACGTGCCATCGTGGAGTATTTGAACAGCCATGAAGCAAACAGACCGTGACCGCATCTCTACCCGTCAGCTGAACCGCCTGCGCCGCCGCATCCTCCGGGTGTACGGCACTGCTCGCCGGGAGATGCAGGAGCAGCTGACCGAGTTTTTAGCCAAGTACAAAGCACTGGACGAACGCAAGCGGGCGCAGCTGGATGCAGGCGAGATCACCGAGGACGACTATCGCATCTGGCTGCAAAATCAGGTCTTCCAGTCCGATTTGATGTGCCAGAAGCTGGACGGCATCACGCAGACCTGCACCACAGCCCAAGAGACGGCCTACAAGCTGGCCCGGGACGAGCAATACAACATCTTTTCCTTTGGCGCAAACTGGGCTTTCTACGAGCTGGAGCAGGCCGCAGGCGTGACGTTCGGGCTGACCCTGTACAACACCGAAGCGGTCAAGCTCCTGCTGAAGGAGAACCCCCGCATGGTGCCAAACAAGCGCATCAAGAGCGAGAGCAACCGCACCTATGATGCCCGGGTCTTTAATCGCTACGTAATGCAGGGCATCGTGCAAGGCAAGAGCGTCCACGACATCGCCGTGCAGGCCGTAAACGGCATGGCTGATACAGAGATCCACTGGGCCATGAACAACGCCATCACAGCCCTTACCAGCGCCCAGAACGCCGGGGCTTTGCAGCAGATGCGCAACGCTCAGGCTTTGGGCATCGAGGTCAAAAAGCGCTGGAACTCCACCCACGACTACCGTACCCGTGAGATGCACCGCCTGCTTGACCAGCAGACGGCAGAGCTTGACGAGCCTTTCAAGGTCATGGGCTACGAGATTCAGCGCCCCGGCGACCCCAACGCCGCCCCGGAGATGGTTTACCACTGCCGCTGCGTGCTGTCCTCTGCTCTGGGCAAGTATCCCCGGCAGAACGCACGGCAAATCGACAACGTGCCTGTGGTCGAGGATAGCGGCAAGGTGGACGAAAAAGGCAGGCCTATCATGGCGCGGGTCAAAAAAACCACCCCCGTTATGGATTACACCGAGTGGTATAAATCCAAGGGCGGCGAGGAAGCCGAACAGATGTGGTGGGCGGGAGAGCGCAAGAGAAAGAAGGAACGAGAATGAAGTATAAAAATAAGGCCATGCCGCCCGGCAGAGCCTAAAGGTCACAGACCTTTGATTTGGTTGAGCAAAGCTGCACGCAGGGCATCGGTTTCAGCGTCCGCTTGTGGCTTGTTCGGGTCATCCGGGATATATTCCAGTATATCGCCGGGCTGACAATGAAGCGCTTCACAAATTTTGTCAAGCGCCCCAACGGGAAACTGCTTGATAGTGCCAAGACAGATTGCTGATATGGTAGGCGGTCTAATCCCGGTAGCTTCTGCGAGTTCCTTTTGGGTCATGTTTGCGTCTGCGAGCAAAGCCTTTAAGTGATAGCTTATCGACATTTCTAACACCTCTTTTCCTACATCTATAATACTACGCCATCCGTTAATAGTCAATACGCAAAGCGTAAAAAATATTCGTAGAAATTACGAAAAACGTATTGACTAATTACGCAAAACGTAGTATAATAGATGCATGGGAAGGAGGTCAGAGGTGCAAGGGAGCAAATACCGGGAGGTGATGCTCCGTGACTAGCAAGGAGTTTGCAAAGCTCACCAGAGCCGAGCAGTTGGCACGATTTGACGCATATAAAAAAGCGGCCAGCGCTGGAACGCTGAACCGCTAAACGCCAGAGACCAATAACCACAAAAGCCCCTTGCACCTCCATTTTATTTTTTTATAAGCGATTTGTCAAGTAAAATGTGAGGTTTTAGCAATGAACACACCAAAAATCACGAAAGTGGAGCTTGAACTGGATGCTGTTTCTGGCGAACTCCGAGTAATGCACGACCTACTGAACATCTTTGCCAACTGGTTTGATGAAACGCACAAGACCGATATGATCAAGCGGGAGCGCACCAGCGAGCTTGTGAGCCAGATTTGGAACGAAGCCCCGATGTATAGCTCCATGCTGACGGCTCTGTTCGCATCACTTACCGGGTTAGAAAAGGAAGTAGACGGAGTGCTCAACTATCAAATTGCAGAACAAGAGGTAAACGCATGAGTAACATTCAGATTTTCAACTACCAGTCCAACGAAGTCCGCACCGTAGAGATGGGCGGCGAGCCGTGGTTTGTTCTCAAGGACGTGTGCACGGTGCTGGGCATTTCCCACATCACGGACACCGCCAAGCGCATGGATGAGGATGAGGTCGGTCAGACCGAGGTCATCGACAGCATGGGTCGCAAGCAGTCCACCTACATCATCAATGAGAGCGGCCTGTACAACGTCATCCTCCGCAGTGACAAGCCGGAAGCAAAACCGTTCCGCAAGTGGGTCACGTCCGAGGTGCTGCCGTCCATCCGCAAGAACGGCGGGTACATTGCCGGGCAGGAGCAGCTCACCCCGGAAGAGCTGATGGCAAAGGCTCTGCTTGTGGCAAACAAGACCCTTGCAGACCGGGAAGCCCGCATCTGTGAGCTGACCGCACAGAACAGTCAGCTCACCGTGGAGAAGCAGATCATGCAGCCCAAGGCCGAGTATTTTGACGAGCTGGTTGACCGCAATCTGTTGACCAACTTTCGGGAGACCGCCAAGGAGCTTGGCATCAAGCCCAAAGCCTTTGTGGCATGGCTGCTGGAAAAGAAATTCCTTTACCGTGACCAGAAAGGCAAGCTGCTGCCCCGAGAGGACAAGAACAGCGGCCTGTTCGAGGTCAAGGAAGCCAAGAACGACAAGACCCAGTGGAGTGGCGTGCAGACGCTTATCACTCCCAAAGGCCGAGAGACGTTCCGGCTGCTGTACCTGTAACTGAAACCTCATCGCAAAACACGAGGGGGGCGGCGTTTTACCGCACCCCTATCAGTAAAACCCAATAACCGACCCTGCCCCACACCGGGGCGGGGTTTTGTTATACATGGAGTATAGCATGGATTTTAAGTATGACATCAACTTCACCGACAACATCCCGCAGCTGCATGAAGCTCTGGATTCATGGGCAGAGCGGGTGCTGACCATCTGGGGCATGAAGGTGCAGGACTACGCCCAGCTGCTTGTGCCCACAGGCACGGCAGACAGCACGGGCATTGAGGGCTACGTGGGCGGTGCGCTCAAGCAAAGCCTGACCTACGCCGTAGACCTCGCAAAAAAGACCGTGACTATCGGGTCAAATCTCTTTTACAGCGTCTACGTTGAGCTTGGCACGGGCATCTTTGCAGAGAAGGGCAACGGACGCAAAACGCCGTGGGTCTGGAAGGACTTCAACGGCAAGTGGCACTTTACCCGGGGCATGGCCCCACGACCGTTCCTCCGCCCGGCGGCGGAGGAACACATTGACGAGCTGCGAGAGATCGCAGTGGAAGAAGGAAACAAGGAATGAGCGAAGAAAAACACACTTGCTGCAACTGCTGCTGGCATGATGCATTTTCGTGGGTCTGTTTCAATGGCGGCTCTGAGCGGGCAGCTGATTTTACAGACCCGGAAGATACTTGCCCGGGATGGAAGGTAAGACCAGCAGAGGAAAAAGAAATTTAATACTCAGCGGTTGGCGCACAGCGTCAGCCGCTTTTTTATGCCGCTTTAGCTCAGGTTGGCAGAGCGCCGGATTTGTAATCCGGGGGCCGTGGGTTCAAGCCCCACAAGCGGCACCACGCCGGCAGCACGTCCGGCAAATAAACCTTATTGCCAAGCATGGCAGCCCGAGCAAGGGCGGAAAGGACTATCACATGGCACTCGAACGCAAGACTCTCCGGGCGATTCTGGAAGATGAAACGACCGACACCAGCGGCAAGCTCAAGAAAATTCTGGACGTGCTGCATGAGGAAACGGACACCTTGCAGAACCAGCTCGATGAGAAGAACGCAGCCCTCGCCAAGGCCGAAAAGGACCGCGACGCAGCCAACGGAGGCAAGGAAGCCGCCGAAAAGGCGCTGACCGACTACAAGGCCCAGCAGACCCAGAAGGACACCCACGCAGCCAAGGAAGCCAAGTTCCGGGAGCTGCTGAAGTCCGCCGGGGTGCTGGACAAGTATGCCGATCGGGTCGTGCGGCTGTCTGGCGAGGACATCGACAAACTGGAACTGGACGAAAAGGGCAACGTCAAGGACGCCAAGAAGCACGCCGACATCCTGAAAGCTGATTGGAGCGACTTCGTAGGCACTACGACCACCACCGGCGCGAAGGTGGACACCCCGCCCACCAACACCGGCTCCAAAATGACCAAAGACCAAATTTTTGCAATCAAGGACGCTGGCGAACGTCAGGCCGCGATTGCTGCAAATGCCGACCTTTTCACGGGCGGCGGAAAGGAATAACACATGGCAGCAAAAGAAAACCTTATCGTAACTACCGACATTACCGTCAACCCCCGAGAAATCGACTTCGTGACCCGCTTCCAGCGCAACTGGCAGCATCTGCGCGACATCATGGGCATCATGCGCCCCATTCGGATGCAGCCCGGCACTACTCTCAAGAGCAAGTACGCCGAGGGTACGCTTCAGAGCGGCACTGTTGCTGAGGGCGAGGAAATCCCTTACAGCAAGTTCACCGTCAAAGAAAAGACCTATGCTGACATTACTGTCGAAAAGTTCGCCAAGGCCGTCTCTCTGGAAGCTATCAAGAAGTACGGCTACGATGTCGCCGTTCAGAAGACCGATGACGAGTTCCTGTACCAGCTGACCGCGAATGTCACCGACCGCTTCTACAAGTACCTGAACACCGGCACCCTGAAAGGAACCCCCAAGACCTTCCAGATGGCTCTGGCAATGGCCAAGGGCAGCGTTGAGGACAAGTTCAAGAACATGCACCGCACCGTCACCGGCGTCGTGGGCTTCGCCAACATTCTGGATGTGTACGAGTACCTGGGCGCGGCCAACATCACCGTCCAGAATCAGTTCGGCTTCCAGTACATCAAGGACTTCATGGGTTACAACACCATCTTCCTGCTTTCCAGCGGCGAAATCGCGCGTGGAAAGGTCATCGCAACCCCGGTGGACAACATCGTCCTGTACTATGTTGACCCCGCCGACAGCGACTTTTCCAAGGCCGGTCTGGTCTACACCACTGCAGGCGAGGCAAGCAACCTCATCGGCTTTCACACTCAGGGCAACTACCACACCGCGGTCTCTGAGAGCTTCGCCGTCATGGGCATGACCCTGTTCGCTGAGTATCTGGACGGCATCTCTGTCCAGACTATTACCCCGGGCGAGTAATCGCCCCTTTTGAGTAGGAGGCATCCAATGACCGTCCCTGAGCTGTGCGTTTACACGCACAATTTTTTTGACCGGGCGGACGACCCCGTTGCCGGGGAGTTTGTCTTTGAGCCGGACACCGTTCCCACCGGGGTAGCGCCGGGGCAGTATTTCCTCGTGTGCGGGTCCATCTTCAATGATGGCGTGCACAAGGCCGGGGACGGCGATCTGACTGCCGAGACCTTTAACGGCACGGTGCAGCCCATGCGCGTGCCGCCTGATTTTGTGGCGCTGGCTGAAAAGATTGACGCCTACGACAAGGCACTCCCGTCCGGCGGCGTGTATGTGTCCCAGTCCTTCGGCGGCTGGTCTGGCACGATGGCTGCAGGCGCGGACGGCCTGCCCGCAGATGGAAAGACCCGCTATAAATCCGAGATCAATCATTGGAGGAAGATGTGACATGGTCAATTCGTTCACTGCATCCACCGTGATGCAGAGCTTCACCAAAAAATACCGTTTCCAGACCCGCAGTTATGAGCCGGACGGCGTCGGCGGCTTTGTCTCCGGCTGGACGGACGGCCCGGAATTTGAGGCCGTAGAGCGCCACGATACCACCGTGGAGGCTCAGGTCGCAGAGCAGGCGGCTACAGCGTCCACCTATACGCTGCTGGTCAACACCGGTGTGCCTCTGGCTTTCCCGGACTACATCAAGCGGGTGAGCGACGGGCAGATCTTTCAGGTGACGAGCGCAGCCGATGAGGGCATCGCTCCGGAAGAATCCGGCATGGGCCTGCGGGCCGTGAAGTGCAAAAAGGCGGTGCTGCCGTAATGGGACCGTCTGAGAGCATCAACCGGGCGCTGAACGCCTTTTTTAATAGCTTTGGCGTCCCCGGCTATCTGGAAGATAATATCCCTCCCGGCGCAGAACTGCCGTATCTGACCTATCAGCCGACAATTCCCGGCGGGTGGAACGAGTCGACATCCTTCCACGCCCGGCTGTGGTACCCCAGCAAGGGCGGCAGAACCCCCATTCTGCAAACAGAAGATACGATCAGCGCGGCCCTCGAGGACAGCATAACGCTTTCCTGCGAGGGCGGCGCTATTCTTTTGCGCAAAGGCAGCCCGTGGGCGCAGCTGCTCGACAACCCGCCCGAAGGCTATTTGTGCGAATACCTCAACTTTGAAATCACGCAGTTATGCGAGTAAAGGAGCATTATGGCAAGAAAATTTTCCAAAATTTCGCAGAAAGCGTTCGAGTCCATGCAGATCAATGCCGGTGTCGTGCTGAACAAGTTTGACCCGTCCGGCACGACCGAAATTCAGGACGCAGACATCATCTGCGCCACATCCGGAGGCATCACCGCGACCTGCAAGGCGAACTTCACCGATCTTGGCGAAGACGTGGACAACGCCCAGAAGAACACCGCAGAGCTGATGCAGATCGAGGACTACGACTGCACGCTGGCCTTTACGGCCCTGAACGTCACAACGGACGTTATCAAGCTGGCGCTGGGCGCAGCGGATGTGAGTGAAAAGAAGGTCACCCCCCGCATGACGCTGGACCCGACAGCCAGTACCGGCGACTTCAAGGACATCTGGTGGGTCGGCGACACCATTGACGGCGGCTTTGTGGCCGTCAAGCTGATGAACGCACTCTCCACCGGCGGTCTTTCCCTCAAGACCGCCGACAAGGGAAAGGGCAACATTGCAGTCACCCTGACCGGCTGCCCCCGTCTGGGAAGCGATGTGGTACCCATGGAGTTCTACTACAGCCCGAAGGCTGCGGCATAAGGAGGTTACAACATGAAAACTCTGAACCAGATGGACGAGACCGAGTTCCTGCGGCGCTGCTGGCTCATCGCTGACGCGGTGTCTGACCTGCTGACCAAGACCAAAGTCATGGATCTGCGCAAGGTCATGCCGGTTTTCAACGGCAGCGAGACCGAAGAGGAAAAGAAGCAGAAGAGGGAAGAACAGAGCCGAAAAAACCTCAAAGCAATGGCGAAAAGCCTGCTCTTTGAGAACGCTGAGGCTACCGCCAAGCTGCTTCCGCTGCTCTATGAGCCGGACGTGGACAAGGACGGCAAGCCAGAGACCATAACGCCGTTCAAGACCCTGCGCGTTATCACTGCCACCATCGAGGACAAGGACGTGCTGGATTTTTTGTTATCGTTGGCGAAGCTGGGCCAGACGAGTATCGACGCCTGACTTCGTCCATTCGGCTCGATATGCTGCGGCTCGTCGGCAAGCCCTACATCGTCCAGCACATCATGAACACCCGGCGGCAAGAGGCTATTGCTTTGAGCTACCGGGCATACATGACGGACACGCTGGCAGGCTTCGCAGGCGTAGAAGAGCGCTGGGCTGGCCGGGTGGCGGGAATCATCGAACCCCGCCCCTTAGAGCCGCAGCAAAGCGCCGAAGAAGTGATACAGAGAATCAAAAATGGCTTGAATGGGGGTGAGGAAACCTGAAACTCTTTGAATTGAGCGCCACCCTCGGGCTGGACACGTCCGCGTATGAAAGAAATATCGATAGTGCAAAGCAGACTATGCAAAGCGCTGCCAAGTCTATGCAACAGAGCACAAGCAAAGCTGGTTCTGGTGCAGAAAGTATGGCAAAACAATTTGCCTCAGCCGCAGCAAAAGCGCAGATTCTGGCAAACGCAGTCGTAACTGTAGCAGAAAAAGCTTTATCCGGCGTCTCGAATTTAGTAAGTACTGGAGTCCAGTACAATATGCAAATGGAAAAATACCAGACTGCATTTACTAATATGTTGGGCAGCGCCGAAAAAGCTGCAAGCACTTTGCAGCAAATCAAAGAGGATGCAGCACGCACCCCACTTGACGTTGCATCTTTAGTGCAGGCAAACCAGCTTTTGATTTCTGCCGGTGTTGACGCAGGCGAGGCAAGAAAAACCATCCTTGCACTAGGAGACGCGGTGGCTGCGGCTGGTGGTGGCAATGCAGAGCTTTCCCGCATGGCACAAAACTTACAGCAGGTCAAGAATGTCGGTAAAGCGGCAAGTATTGACATCAAGCAGTTTGCGTATGCTGGCATTGACATCTACGGTATTTTGGCCGACTACACCGGCAAATCTACCGCAGAAGTCCAGAAAATGACCATTACATACGACCTTCTGACCGCAGCGCTGCAAAAAGCATCCGAAGAAGGCGGACGGTATTACAACGCAATGGAAACGCAGAGCCAAACCCTAAGCGGGCGGCTTGACACCTTGCGTGATAACTGGTCACAGTTTCTTGGAAGCCTTTCAGAGGGTCTTGCCGATGTAGAGGGCGATTTGGTTTCTGCTGCTGCCGAGTGGGTACAGACGCTGCAAACCTCTTTCGAAGAATACGGAGCAAAGGGCCTAATGGAAGCGGGCGGCAGTATTGTGAATGATATTGCAAACGGCATCGCAGACCGCATTCCACAGCTTGCAGAGCAGGCTGGGGCCGCTGTTCAGCACTTTTCGGACTATCTCGTTGAAAACATGGGGACTATTGTGGAGACCGGCGGAAACCTTCTCGCCAGCCTTGCCGATGGTATCTTAAACGCTTTCCCCGATGTTGCAAATGCCGCTGCACAGACGGTGGGGACTCTCGTTTCTGAATTGTGGGCGAATGCAGACAAGATTTTCGAGCAGGGCGCACAGCTGGTTGGAAAGCTCTGTGAAGGACTTCTCAGTGTCTTGGGAAATGTGATCGAAGCGACCGGAACCATCGCGGAAGCTATCGTCACAAAAATTTTTTCAACAGACTGGGGCGCCGTCGGCAAAAATATCGTTTCCGCAATCGGTCAAGGTATTTCCAACGGTGTCGCATCTTTGAGCGGGCCGCTTGACCGGCTGTCTTATAAGCTAAACCATGCACTCGGTAAAGTTGGATACGCTGAGTATAACAGCTTTGAGGCGTGGGCGGCGGCAAACGGAAAGACTGACGAGACAGAATATCAGCATGGAAGCCAGAAAGACGATAACTATTGGAAGCGCTACGGCGCCCGGCTGGCGGCGCAATATGGGTTGAACGAAAAAACAGAGCCAGAGCCTACTGGTACGGATGGAGACGGCACCGGCGGCACTTCTGGTAAGACCACCACCCCGAAGCACGTCGCCGCCGATACCAAAAAGCTGGCCGATACCATCAAGGAGACCTCGCAGGAGATCCTCGCCGGTACTGGCAACATCGTCGGCAGCATCCAGCGCGTGACCGAGACCGCCGACAACACCTACAACGTCTACGACGGCACCACCAAGGAGCTGAAAGGCACCACCAAAGAGACGGTGCAGACTATCACCGACTCGTGGACTGAGGTAGTGGACGGCACAGAAAAGACCATCAAGAAAATCACAAAAAACGTGACCGATGCGGCCGGAAAAGTGACGACCACGACCACGCAGACCTGTGACAAGGTGGTTTTGTCTGTCTCTGAGATGCAGAAACGCATCGACAAGCAGCTCAGTGAGGCGCAGAGCGAGTGGAAGAGCGGCATCATGGGGACGCTGCAAAGCACGATCTCTGACCTCAAAAACGGCAACTGGTCGGGCCTCGCCACAGACTTTGCAAAGCTGATTTGGGGCGAGGTCACGCAGGAGCAGCGAAACATCATTTCCAAGTGGCTGACAGACGCCCTCACGGCGGTAAATGACAGCTACTCCGGAGGCGGTCTGAGCGCGGCGAAAGACACCATCAAGGCGCTTTTTGGCGACGGCATCGCCGAGGGCGCTACCGAGGCAGGCACAGCCGTCAAGAGCTTTTCCCAGATCCTTGACGGTCTGAACGCCTCCGGAGGCGTGGGCACAAAGCTGGCGGGCATCGCTGGCAGCTTCACCAATATGGCAGGCACCATCACAAAGGCTCTGAGCGGCATTGTGGGCTTCATCGTGTCAAACCCGGTGGTGGCGGTCATCCTCGGCCTGACGGCCCTTGTGGGCGGCGCTGCGCTGGCTGCGTGGTCGAAAAACAGGGACGAGAAGCTCACGAACAACTACGAAAGCCCCTTCAGCAAGACCCCTGTGTACGACTCGCTGGCGGAGTTTTCTTACCGTGCCGACAAGTTCAACCGCTACAAGGGCCTCACGGCGTCGCCCTTCAGCGGCGGCCAGCAGGACACCACCGGCAGACAACAGCTCAGTGTGCTCCAGCGAATCTCCAACTCGCTGGATGAGCATCTTCCCGCCATCGGCACCGGCACGCTGGTCATCGACGCCAACGGCGTGCAGGCTCTCGCCGGTGCGATGCAGCCGACACTTGTGGACGGCATTGATGGAGACTTGGGCATTCGCTCGACCCGGAAAGCGAGGGGAGGCTAAATGGCAGCATTACAGGGCGTCAAAATCGGAGACCACCACACCCTCAAGGACTGGGGGCTTTACCTTGTGGTCGGCGGCACAACCGTCGGCCCGGCAGAACCGGACGAAAGTCTTCTGGTCAAAGTGCCTTTCAGCGACCGCATTTTAGACCTTTCCAAGTCGATGGACGGAAAAGTCCACTACACCCAGCGCAAGATCACCATCACGCTCAAGTGCGTAAAGCCGAAAAGGCTTTGGCCCAAGGTGCAGAGCACGCTGGAGAACGCGCTGCAAGGGCAATGGCTGAAATGCGTTTTCGATGATGACCCGGCATGGTACTGGGAGGGATTCTGGACGGTCGCACCCCAAAGCCGCGACCGGTGGGAGAATGTCTTCGCCATCACCGGCATCTGCAACCCCTATAAGACCAACACCACCGCAGAGGCGGGCACTGACTGGCTGTGGGACACCTTCAGCTTCGAAGAAGACACCATCTATGACACGCCGACGGAGGTGAAAAGCCTGTGAGCTACAAAATCTATGCCGGTACGCAGACCGCCGTAGGCGAGTGGGACACCAAAGCGTGCATCTACGACCCTGCGGCGAAAGACCTGCGCACCGCGGCCACCATGCTCATCTCCCCCACTCTTACCCGAGAGGCGGGCAAAGCAGGCAGCCTTGAGTTTACCATCCCGTTGGGCAACATCGCCCACTCTGCGCTGCAAAAGCTTAAGACTATCGTGGAGGTAGAGCAGGACGGCAAGACCCTATGGCGTGGACGGGTCATGAGCCACGAGATGGATTTTTATCTGCGGCAAAAGGTGTACTGCGAAGGGGAGCTTGCCTACTTCAACGACAGCTCGCTCGTGCCATACAAGTACACGGACATCAGCATCAAGGAATTTTTGGCTAAGGTCGTCAGCAACCACAACAGCCAGACAGACCGGTACAAGCGCTTTACCCTCGGCACCGTAAACGTGTTTGCGGATGGCCCACAGGAGAGCTTTCAGACGGTCTACATGCGCGGGTGCGTAGCAAAATACCATAGAGACAGCGACGACGAAGTCGACTATTGGCTAGAGGACGCTGACAGAAGATGGCTATGTAATACAGCAAGTGACTATAATCTCCCAGCTGGGTACATTAACGGAGGCAATGTGATACGCATTGTCTCTAATGATGGCCGTGACCCTAGCAGCCATTCCTATGTCGAGACCTATACAGTGGAGCGAAACGTGGCCTACAAAAACGGCAATTTCTACTCACTGAGTACTGTGCAGAAAGATTCGAAATACATCTACACCGTCGACACCACCCCGCTGACAAGCTGGAGACTGACCGATGATGGAGCGATTCAGCTCTATGACTCCAGCGCGGGAAGATGGTCGACCTGCACGGGTTACTATCTGCACGACTTCGACGCCTCGACCAACGAGGCCCTCGATTTTGGCGATGGCAAAAACTTCGGCACCACGTGGGACATCCTGCAATCCGAACTGACGGACGTGTACGGCGGCTATTTTGCCGTGCGCTACTCTGACGACGGAAAGACCCGGTATCTGGACTATCTGGCCGATGACGGCATCACGGAAACGAACCCGCAGCCTGTAGAGTTTGGCGTCAATATGCTAGATTTGACCAGTTATGTCAAGGCCGAGGACATCGTCACACAGGTCATCGCGGTGGGTTACAAGTCAAAGGGCTGGTGGATCTTCAAGAGCACGAAGACCATCAGCCAGACAGCCTACGACTTCAAAGCTCAAAAAGTCTACGGCGTTATCACCAAAGTCATCGTCCTCGACGGCAAGGCGTCCACAAATCAAAAGTTGCTGGACGCTGCGAACGAGGAGCTTCGAAGATGCCGGCAGCGCTATCTTGAGGGCATCGAGGTGAGCGCTGTTGACCTGCATGATGCCGGTATCGACGTAGAGCGTCTGGGCTGGATGAAAAAGACCCGCGTTATCTCGAAGCCCCACGGCCTTGATACACTGCTCCTGCTTTCTAAGGTGGTTGAGCCGCTGGACGCGCCGCAAAAGAAGCGTTTTACCTTCGGGACGAGCTTCTACTCCATCTCGGACTTGCAGGCCCTCAGCAGCCACAAGGCCTCGCTAGCTTACAGTATGTCCCTAAGCGCAGCGGGGTATCTGAACGGCGCAAAAAAATAAAACCGTAAAGGAGTGACACTATGGCAAAATCCTACGATGAAATCGTCAGTCAGATGACCGAGGACATCAAAAGTATCCGGGAAGCGTCCCTTGGTGTCGAAGTGCGCGAGCATATCGCCTCCGGCATGGAAAACGTGCTGGAGATCTTCAAGCGCCTGCCGGACGCTGTGGACGAGGTGGTCGCCTCCGTCCCGTCTGACTATACCGCCCTCGTAAACCGCGTGGCAGATCTTGAGAGCTGCGGCTTGACGGTCGAAAACGGCAAGCTCTGCGCGGTCTATGATGACGGCACAGGCGGAGACGTCAGCGTGGAGCATGTCGCTCTGGGCTACCCCAGCATGGCGATGACGGTCGGTGAGTCTCAGCCTGTCTCCGCCATCGTCAGCCCGGAAGACGCCACAGACAAGACGGTGACGTGGGGCGTATCGCCGGAAGAGTGTGCAAAAGTCGAAGGCGGTGCGCTGAAAGCTACGAAGTACGGTGAGTGCACCCTGACTGCCACAGCCGGGGGCAAAACCACAAGCTGCCCTGTCACGGTATCCATCGGACGCTACGCCATCATAACGGCTGCCACGGAAACCGGCGAGATCCCCGCGTGGAACGACCCTCCCTCTCACGCCGAGTTCTTTGTGCCGCTGACCGCCAAAAAATCCGGCCTGCTGCTCCACTCGATGTCCTTCCGCATCAAGGGCTTTGTGGCCGGAAAAAGCCGGGCCATCCTGCGCAAAGCAGGAAATAATACCCCGCTGGTGGATCTCTCGCTGGAGCTTATCCGGGGTTACAACGATGTGACCCTTGACATGGGAGACTTTCTGCTCGAAAAGGGTGTGGAGTACCAACTGTATATGTCCGCCGTCAACAACTTCTATCCGCCCTCGGTGAAACCCGAGTGGGTGGTGGAAAACGACTTTATCGACATCGCCAACGCCAGCGCCTACTACGACGGAGAAACCACCCTCATCTTCGCCGGAACGGTCGAGTTGATTCAGGAGGAAGACAATGGCTAAAGTATCCAAACCGATTTTACTCGAAGAGACCTACCGGGAGCAGAGCGTGATCCAGAACGGCTATCTCAAGCAGATCTCCGACGCCCTGACCGGCCAGTCCAGGCAGGAGAGCGCAGCATCTCTCTCCGATACCACCGAAACCAACACCGCAAAAACCGCCTCGCTGGTGGAGTACCTGTGCCTCCTCGATGGCGTACCCATCGAAAGCAGCGTCACCCCGAAGGATGCATACACCGCTGGCTACTGGAACAAAAACATGGTCAAGCTGCTGGTGGAGCGTCAGCGCTTGACTGCTGCGGAGTACGAAAATGTCACCGGTGAGCCTTACACTGCATAAGAGAGGAGCACGCTTATGATCGAGCTTAGCGTATCTCTTGCGTCCAACGGCACTGCTAGGCTGGCAGGCTATGAGCAGATGCTGCGCTTCGGCTACACCAAGAACCGGGGCGTGTACCGCCTTGCTGTCACCGCTTCCGGTGAGTGGGAAGGACTGGCTATCCGCTGCTTCTGGCACACCCCGGACGGCAAAGACCCGCCCTCCTCGCTGGTGGTGGGCGGCTATGCGGACGTGCCTGCCAGCGTCACCGCACAGCCGGGCAACGGCTGTATCACCTTTGAGGGCAGCGACGGTGCCAAGACCGTGACCAGCGCTGACCTTCGCTACCGGGTGGCCACAAACTCCGGCACGGAGGACGGCACAGAGCCGGAACCGGGAACGCCTGCATGGCAGGCTTTTGTGGATGCCGTAAAGGAATCGGCGGCATCTGCAGAGCAGTCCAAAACGGAAGCGCTGGACGCGGCAGAGCGGGCCGGGGCATCTGCCCAAAAGGCCGAGCAGGCCCTTTCTGACACCATCACCGCCAAAGAGGACGCGCTGAAAGCCATCGGTGACAAGCAGACCGCCGCCACGCAGGCAGTGGATACGGCCCGGGACGAGGCTCTCCAGCAGGTGGAAGCCTCTACAGAAGCCGCCCAGACCGCCGCCAGTGAAGCCGCCACCAGTGCAGGCAATGCAGACCAGAGCGCTCAGGAAGCCGCTGACAGCTTGCAGGAGCTCAAGGACGGCATTGCAAGCGGAAACTTTAAAGGCGAGAAGGGTGACAAGGGCGACACTGGCCCCATCGGCCCGGTCGGCCCGCAGGGCGAGCAAGGCCCTCAAGGCCCCACAGGCGCTACGGGTGCCACTGGCCCACAGGGCGAAAAAGGTGATACCGGCCCGCAAGGCCCTAAAGGCG